GATATGGTAAAAAACATCATGATGATCCTGACGCATATCCTAAATCAGGAAAACACCCAGGTGATGATGACGCAAAAACTAAACCATCTAAATTTACAAAGAAATTTGATAAGATGTATGGTGAGGAAGAAACAAAAGAAATAAAAGACATTAAATCATGGTCAGAAAGTCAAGAGACTATCGACAAATATAGAGACGAATATGGCACAGAGTGGAGAGAACATTTAGATAAAGTAGTTTCTGAAATGATAGATGACGTATTAAGTGAAAATCAAGGAGTAAGAAACAAAGCAAAGAAAACAGGAATGCCTTATGGTATATTAATGAAAGTATATAACAGAGGTATGGCTGCATGGCGTGGTGGACACAGACCAGGTGCTTCTCAACAACAATGGGCAATGGCTAGAGTTAATTCTTTTGTGACTAAATCAAGCGGAACATGGGGTAAAGCAGATTCAGACTTAGCGGCAAAAGTTAGAGCGGCAGGAAAGGATTAACATGAGTGAGATAAAATCATTAAAAGAAGTAGAACGTATAGATCACATCTGTGAAACTTGTGATCTATATGAAGATTTAGAAATAACAGAAGCAGAATATCAAGGCAAGAAAGTAAAACTAAACGATCCTATTCGTGGTGGTTCTAAGAAGTTCTATGTATATGTAAAGAACGAAAAGGGTAATGTCGTGAAAGTGTCGTTTGGTGATACAACAGGTCTATCTATTAAGAGAGACGACCCAGCAAGAAGAAAATCTTTTCGTGCCAGACATAACTGTGATAATCCAGGACCAAAGTGGAAAGCAAGATATTGGTCGTGCTATCAATGGCGTGCTAATGCACCAGTAGATAATTAATCGTATAAATAGTATAACGGAGAGAAAATATGCAAAGATATAGCACATCAATGGCACAAATACAAGAACAAATGCTCGTTAATGAGTATATGGATAGTGTATTGGCATTAGATGAAGACCAGTTTATTGAATACTACGACAGTTTAACTAGAGAACAACAAGAAGAATTAAACGAGTTTATAGGCAAAATTGCAAAAGGTATAGGTAAAATTGCAGTTGCCCCTATTACTTTACCATACAAAGTTGTTAAGACTGGACTTAAAGGTGTTGGAAAAGCAGTAACCTCTAACCCTGCAAAGAAAGCGGCAGGACTTGTAGGTAAAGGTGCAGCAGCATTAGCAAAAGGTGCAGGTAAAGCAGCAAAGGCAGCGGTTGTAAATAAACAAGGTAATGTTAGATTTAGTACCTCAGGTAGAGCAGACGCTGCTAAGAAAAAAGCAGACGCAATTCAAAAAAGAAATGATGAGCGTGAAAGACTTGCAAAAGAAAAAGAAAGAATAGCAAAAGAAAGAGAACGTGCTAAAAAATTAAAAGGTGATCAAGGCACAGACGCAAGAGCGGATGTAGCAAAACAACAAAGAGCATTAGATGATAAAGAAAAAGAAGCTGCTCAGAAAGCAAAGGCAGAGATAGATAAAGAGAAAAAAGAAAGTGTTAAAGAAGCAGTTGATAGTGATGATACTGGTGGTGCTGCTGAAGTTGATATGATAATGAACCAAGTAAATCAGATGAGACATTTCTTAGATGGTATTGAAAAAATGGTAAGTGATGATGGTGATGTTGAAGAATGGGTACAAGGTAAAATTACGAAAGCAACTGATTATCTAAAAACAGCATACTCATATAAAACAGGTGAGAAGAACGAAGCATTAGATAAAGAAGACGAACCTACTGTAAAAAAAGTCGTAAAGATGTTGAAGAAAGCAAGTGACGCTCATGCTGGTCAAGCAAAAGACTTAGAAAAAGATTTAAAAGACGAAACTGATTTAGAAGAATTTAAGAAGATGGTTGTTACCATTAAAGACCCTTCAAAAAGACGTAAGGCGATGGATGATATTAAAAGATTTGGTAAGAGAACAGGTTTTAGAATTGATAAAATGAGAGATGGAAAAAGTTTTAAGATAGATGGTAAAGGTGCAGACCTTAATAAATTTGCTACAGACTTAAAAAACTATTATGGTGCTGAAATAAAAGCAGAAAGTTATGAACCATTAGAGGAATTTACATCCAAACAAATCGCTAGACTAAAGAAAGAGTATGAACCATTAAGAGGTAAAGAGACTGGTCATAGTCCAGAGACATTTGCTAAACTTCGTAAGATGATGGACAGATTTCAAAAACCAAATCTACTAGCTCTTGCCAAAGCAGATATACCTATTCTATCATCTGCCGCAAAAGCAAAGTTAGTAATCAAGTTTGGTATGAAATGGAAACAATTACCAGAAGACTTTATTCCTTACATTGAAATATTCGCTGATGATAATAAAGAATTAAGTGAACAGAAAAAAGGTAAGTTTGCTTCTGTTGATCCAAAAGTTATTGATAGAATAGAAAAGATGATGAGAGGTAGTAGAGCAGAAAAAGACTCTATTGCTAATATGTTAAATTATCTAATGCCACCAGAAGTGGTAGATATGGTAAGATATAAATTAAAGATAGTGCCTAAAAGAGGCAAGATTAAATTTTAAGGGAGACTAAAATGAGTGAAAAGAAAACATTAGGTTGGAATCCTACTTACTTTGGAGAACCAAAGAAAGGATCACTAGCCTCAGTAATAGCAGATGTTACTGAAAAACAAAACGCTATAGTAGGCGAGAAACCAGAAGTACAATCAAGTGCTGCTGTTCAAGCAAAAGAAAAACAAAAACAAGAAGCAATGAATCCTGCACAACAGGCTGCAATCGCTATCGACATGAAGAAAAAAGGTAAGAAACCAAAGAATGAAGATGACGCTGCAGACATGAGAGATAAAAATAAAAAAGACGCTAAAGGCGAGAAAGACGCTGTAAAAGTTCATGGTGAAGACTTAAATGCTGAAATTGAAAAAGCAAAAATGGGTAAAGTAAAATCTTTAGTAGATACGATCAAAGATATGTTTTACAATATACCAGAATCAAAACAAGACGAAGAAGGTAACGCATTTGGAAAAGCATTACAAGCTGCTAAAGAAAAAGGCGAAAAGACTTTCGTTGTTGCTGGTAAGAAATACAATGTAGAAGATAACACAAATGATAAGTCAGACGATGGTGATGGACTAGACAAAGTTCAACCTAAGGCAGTAAAGAAGAAGTTTAAAGATAGAAAAGACAAAGACATTGATAACGATGGCGATGTTGATGATAGCGATAGATTTCTTCACAAAAGAAGAAAAGCAATTAGTAAGGCTATAGATTAATATGAAATACTCCGCTTTTGCGGAGACTATTCGAGGAATAACATTAGTCCAAGAAGCAGATAGTCTCCCTACTATTTACTGTGATATGGACGGTGTTCTTTGTGACTTTCAACAAGGCATAGCCAATATGTTTAAGTTAAAGTCAAAAGATCCTAGTATGCCAGGTCCCATGCAAGCCGCAGGGTATAGTGACGCCAGAGATTGGTTAGACGCACCCATGACGGATTCTAAGTGGCAACCTGTTGAAAACTATCCTATGTTCTGGCCTACATTGCCTTGGACTAAAGATGGTCAAAAACTTTGGTTCTTTATCAAGAAATACAATCCACACATTTTATCAGCATATGCACCATACGACAAGAATAGTCGTAAGGGTAAAATGTTGTGGTTACAACGAAATCTCAAACTTACTGACGCAAGCAGAATACATTTAGTTCGTAGATCAGAAAAGAAAGTCTATGCAAATGGTAATGTATTAATTGATGATTATGGACGTAATGTGAAAGAATGGAAACGCAATAAAGGTATTCCAGTCAAATACAAGTCAGCAAATCAAGCCATTGCTGATTTAAGAAAGATAGGCTACAAATAATTATAAATAGTTGAAGTTATATAACTAAAAACTTATTAATAAGGAGAAAACTATGGGACTATGGGGAGCAAGTGATTCTGACGAAAGCAAACCTAAGAATCTGACCACAGCAGAGAAAAAAGAAGTCTTTGCAAATACTAAAGGTTGGGTAAGGGAAGCAGGTTCAGCACTCACAGGAAACGACAATACCTCAGCAGACGAAGAAGTTTTAGTCGCTATTGGCGGTCTATCAGCTTCTCTTGGTGCTGCAGATATTACAGAAATCGAGTTTATTACTACATCTTTTGATAAATCAGATGGTGGTACAATTAGCGCAAGAGTTAGATTTAACGAACCAGTTGTTGTAAATACATCAGGTGGTACACCACATCTAGCAGTTACTAACGGTAACCAAGGTTCAGGTTCTGGAAGAGGACCTCATAACTTGACTTATGCTTCAGGTACAGGTACTAATGAATTAGTATTCTCATTAACAATTGGTGCGGCTAACGCTGCTACAAATGCTGATGATGTATTAACAATTGGTGCAAATGCATTGGCATTAAACTCAGGTACAATCAAAGATGTTGCAACATCTACTACTAACGCAACAATTACTAATAGTTCTGCTATTGGTACAGCGGCAGGTAGTATTACTGTAACAGCGTAATAAATAAATTAATCGAGGGCGAGTTTTTCGCCCTCACAACAATGATGGAAGATAAGCGTATGCGTACTTCCAGTAGCATTCCCGAAAGGGTTTATAGGAGAAAAAAATGGCAGATAAAAAAATCACGGCACTTACTGATCTAGGATCAGGTAATATCGCAAGTGCTGACTTACTACATGTAATTGATGATCCATCAGGAACACCAATTAACAAAAAGATATCAGTAGCCAGTTTCATGGCGAACATACCAACAGCAGTAACAATCAACCCAGGTGCAAGTTCTAACGTAACTATTAATAGTGACGCTACGGATTCTGACTTTATCGTATCAAATGATGATGAAGAAGCATTTAGAGTTGATGGTGCAAACAGAGAAGTTGTAATCAACGAAGCAAGTGGTCAAACAGACCTTAGAGCAGAAACTAATTCTTACTCTACAGCTTTATTGGTAGACGCTTCTGCTGACAATGTACAAATCAACGCAACACCAGTATTTGGTTTAACACAGGCACTTTCAGGTGCAGGTGCAGTTGATGTTGTATCAGCAATCACAGAAATTACTACTACAGGTTCAGACGCATTAACACTAGCAGATGGTGTCGAAGGACAAATCAAGTTTCTAGTAATGATAGCTGATGGTGGTGACGGAACATTGACACCAACAAACTTTGGTTCAGGTTCTACATTAACTTTCAATGACGCAGGTATTTGTCTGTTCACAAACAGTAAATGGTACTTACTTGCAAATCAAGGTTGCACATTAGCATAATAATTAAGGGGACCTTCGGGTCCCCCCAACAATGGAGATATAATGATAGATAAAAAAATAGTTGAATCGAAACTTGAAACCCTAAACGCTAATAAATTACAAGTCGCAGAAAAAATTAGAGCCGCACAAGAAACAATTAAGCAGTCAAATGCTGATTTAAATGCTCTTCAAGGTGCAATACAACTCTGTGAACAATTATTAAGTGAAAACGTTGAGGCTGAGAAACAAGATGACAAAAATTAGATACGGTGCTGGAGGCATACCTTATCATGTTCAAGAAGAAGACAAGATTAAGGCAGAGCAAGAAGCACTAGAAGCGTCTTTGAAACAATCAAAAGCAAATAAAGCTGAGAGAGTGTCAAAGAAAAAAAAGAAAAAAGTTATTCAGGAAATCATGGGTGATGACCTGAGGGAATCAAAGGAGATGTTAGATGAAATCATTTAAAGAATTTCAAAACATAAGTGAGATCAGAACAAAACCTACTCCTGTTAACGCACCTAGTGATAGTGACTTAAATCTAAATGATATTACATCAGACGAGATTGTTGCAAGAATAAACAATTTTGTTGGATCTATTGCAAGTATGGAACACATTAATCCAATGGCCGCAGTAAATCATTTAAGAAGTAAGTTACACGGTTTAGGTGTTGAGATGGTAGGTGAGTTACCAGAGATGGCTGATAAGAGTGGAAGCGTAAGCATTCCTCTATCAAAGTTTGGTGGCGTATATGGTAAAACTGGCGAAGAACCAGCAGGTGAAGTTAAGAATGATGATGGTATTGAAAGACAATTAAAATTGAAATACGAAACATTAGATAACGGAGCATGTAAGGTCTACGCTGAATTAGCATAGATCAATGAAATTTGAAAGACTGACAAAGGACAATGTCCTTATGTTTGCAATTAAACATTATGATAATCCTCAAGCTGTAGGCGAAAAGGAATTTTATGATGATATGAAGCGATTTAAATATCTGAAACGATTGTTTAAGAAACATTCTACAACAGGTATATTAAAAGAACGATTGATCATGAATCATATCATAGTATTGCAAAATGTCTTTGGTCCAGAAGCAGTAAAAGTCTTACTGTTTTTCAAAATGGGTCAAGAACATTGGTCGGTCTTGAAAACGTTTTTAGTTTTTTTAAATTATATAACAGATGACGAACTAAAACAAGTTTCAATAGATGTGAAGTTAATGGAAACACTTAAAGGTATTTAAATGGCAAGTCCAGCAATAGACGCTTTCATAACGTTTCGTTTTTTAAAACTATTAGTTACCCCTTTCAATAAAACTGAAGCATTTAAGTTAGGGATTATTGATGAACGAGGTAAAGTTTTAAAAAGGTATAGAGACCTTGAACGAATAGAGGAAAGGCGAGCATATACTATTTTACACAGGTTGGTTTTCAATATAAAGAAATTAATTGAAAAAGTTCCTGGTGGTAAGTCCAGATTGGCGAGTTATGCTGCCGCCCTATTCTTAATTAAAGAACATGTGAAAGAATATCAAGATAGTGATGGACAATTAGTTGAGAAAGAGTTTTATAAATACTTAAAAGATAATGATTTGGTTGAAGAAGATGATGGTGAAATCAAAGAAGAAATTGCTTTCGCTGACAAACTTCTTAAAGGCACTTACAAATTGATACAAGATGTGGGTGTTGATGAAGACGATAGAGTGATTGGAAAGAAAGGTGATACTGTTACCACATATGCTGACCAAGCACCACAAGATACTGTGATGGGACAAGATGTGTTTGAAGTTATACATGATAAAACAAAAGATGTGTTATTAGTAACAATAGAGGACATAGAAGAAATATAAATGAGAACATTTGCAGATTTCAGTAATCAGTTAATAGCGTTGAAAGAAACGTTAAAGAAAGAAGATATTGCTAACGTTGCAGGTGATGGTGCGGTATCTATGCCACCAACGGCAAAGAGAGTCAAGAAAAGAAAATCAAAAACATTTAATGTTAGCCCAGCATTATTTGATATGTTCAGACGAGGTAAAAAGAAGTTTGAGAAGTGGTCAAAGTATTTAAACATGGAAGATGAAGGTCACCGTGCTTTATATTCATGGGCAATAAAAAATAGAGAAGGTATTATCATACTACAAAATTCACAAACTGGTGAAGTAAGAGCAATACGACATAATCGTATGGGTGGTGGTCAATGGCATAAGATATCAAGAGGTATTACAGAAGCGGAAGACTTACCAAAGAAAGTATTAGATGACGCTGAGAAATTTGTTAAAGATTTAAAACCAAAGAAAGCAGAATTTGTAAAACGTTATGGTGCCAAAGCAAAATCTGTAATGTATGCAACAGCGATGAACATGGCAAAGAAAAAACATGGCATTGGTGAAGAAAAGAAATATGGTAGTATCATCAAACAAATTAAAGATAGTATTGATAATATAGGTACACATAAAACAATAGAAGAAAAAGCAAACGAGTTTTTATATGATGGTCCATTTTCAGATCACAATGAAAATGTTGAAGTGTTAAAGAATATTGTAAAAGAAAAACAAACACAAAAGATTACATTTGATAAAGGTGGTAAAATGAAAGTGGATGTTGCAACAGCAGAAGCAGTAATGCATTTTTATAATAAGTTGCAAGAGACACAACAAAAGATGATGAGAAAAATGATGAATGGTAATGTTCAAGGTTTCAAAACATTAAAGAACGCTATAGGCTCATTCATACCTGTGGATCAACACAGACCTATTGCAAGTATTGGTAATATGAAATCACCGTATCCAACAAAAGCATATGCTTTAAACGCAACAGCAAAAGGTCCAGGTCTGGGTACATTTAAACCAATGATGAATATAACAGCAAGGAAAAAACATGCAAGGGGTAAGTAAAGAACATAATTGGAAAAATGCCACAATTATGGCAAAGGCAAGTTTCTATGCCTATCAGAATTTAGGAGCATTTCAAAAAGAATTTGATCCAGAAGCAGTAATGTTTGATGTCGATGGCACACAAGTATTTTGTTGGAATGATGGTGCGATTGCCTGT